TTTTGATTACCCCATTGACATAACCCACTGGGAAAACAAAAGAAAAACTCAATCTCCCTAACCGCTTTTTAATAAAATGCAAGAGCAGTTTTAAAGGTTTTATTGGAAGTATTTTCTCTATAATAGATTTATTGAAACACGCAAGTAAATTAGGCTCAAATGGCATTTGTTTATGTAATAGGCTGCTTTCTCACACAACTTTCTCCAAAATCTTTTCACATCACCCATGCTAACTTAGTGTCTAATGCGGGTCACTTCCATTATAGATTCGCGAAACGGAGTAAGACACATGAACAAAGCAATGCTCGAGTCCTATGCACGTAACCTGCTTGGTCAGGTCGTCGGCGGAATTGTAGTTGTCTCATCAACTACAGGCATCGGCAGTCCTTTAGATTTTGGTCAGAGCGAATGGCTTCTAGTAGCCAACTCCCTCTGGGCGTCAGCAATCCCAACAGTCCTTCGCTACGTCAATAAGAAAGACCCAGCATTCGGTCCTTTCGCAGAGACAGCAACGGCTACTATCACAAAGAAAATCTCAAAAGCAGCAGCTTCAAAGAAGAAGAAGTAAACAACTTATCTAGTTTGGCAAGCTCGCTCCCAGATAAAAAATAACCAAAATAATCTCCTGGGGGCGGCTTGCCTCTTAGTTTTTTGAAAGGCAAAAAGTAAAAATGTCCTCTGATATCTCCTCCTCTTCTCCTGAGGAGAAAGAAGACACTTCCCTTTCCCTTCCTGATATTGCGACCCCTTACGACCTGCGGCCTGACTTAACAGAAATCGGCATCATCGAAGACGAACGCGGCGTCTGCTTAGACAGTTACGAAAACCGTGCCGCCTTACGGCAGGCCAGCCTGAACTGGGACCCAGTCTACGATCAACTTGGGATGCCAACGGGCCTCATTGTTGCTAGGTCTAGGGAGTCCCTCAAAGAACGGCGTCTGCTTTCTCTCTCTGAGAAACGGGTGCTTCTACAGGAACCAGAAAATAACAACTCAGATTTCTTAACGGGCCTCGACCTCATCGTCGACGACAAGGCCTGCCGAATTACACCCCCTTGGGTTATCGGCGCGACCCGTGCCTATTTAGCAGAACAAGAGAGCGGCGGGCCCAAGTCCGAAAAGCGAGCGCCGGCTTCACAACCTCACCGTTGTCGAATCATTAAACAAGACGGCTTGAGATGTCTACTCTGGAGTAGCGGGCGTCCGAAAGATGACGGCTTGTGTCGTGTCCACCTTCGTACCAATAGACGGCCTGGAGCTGACGTCGAACGGGCACGACAGAAGTTATTGCAATCTGCACCATACGCTGTCGATGTCCTAGAAGAACTAATGGAGTCTGCCCAATCCGAACCCGTCAGACTAAAAGCATCAACGGAAATCCTTGACCGAGCTGGAGTCCGAGGCGGCGTGGAGTTAGATGTCGGCGTGGACGTAACGGTGCGTAGCCCACATGAAATTATTAAAGAACGGCTTGCCCGTTTAGCCGCTGGTGCTCAGCACCTAGTGGAGTTAGAGATGAACAAAGACGGTGCGTACGAAGCGCCCGTTGACAAAACGGATGAAGCGGCAAGCCAGGAGGAAACCTACCCGTGAGTATAAACAACTTAGAAGAACTAGCGGCTCGCCTAGCAAAGCGGCTTGAGGAAGACATCGTTCTATGCTCAACCCGTGCTGAACACATACGGGTAACGGCTCGAGCTAACGAGGCTGTCGAACTTCTAAACAATATCAAGATGTTGGATGAGCGGCTCGGGGCTTAGAGCAAAAAGTAAAAAACGGCGTGGGAAAGGACGGGTATGGGATTATTTGACGGTGACTGTTTGAGCGAGTACGAGGTACCCGACTTTGTCGACAATGTTGACGGTATAGACCAGATGAAGCACAAAAATAAAAAACGGCGTGGGAGATAGGGGGACATCGTGGATATGGAACGGATACTAACGGCCTGCTACTTCTGTGGTGAGTCCTACGAGAGCGCGAAGTTAAACGGTGCACACAGATGCAAGAGAGAATCGGATAACGGATACTCAACGGGTAAGTGGAGCGACGAGGACGACTTCAGTCCTATCACCCCCTTCCTAGGGAAGAACCGCTAAGCGTCAGAGATTCTTTAAATTCGTACAGTCTTAATTCTAAGTATGTATAAATTCAACGGCTTGCCATCTGGAGCTGGTAGATGTCGAAGTTGTTTGTAGTGTGCAAATGAAAAATCCTCCTGCAGCTTGACGCTCAAAAATTAAACAAGAGCAGCACATTCAAAAGTTGTTTTTAGATTCCCAGCTCGATGGAGGCTCTGGTGATGGAGGCGGTGGTGGCGGAGGTTTCACCAGATGGCACAGCACTTGAGAAAGTTGTTTGTATCTGACCAGGTACCTGGAGCTGTTAATAGCAAAAAGTAAAAAAGCGGCTTGGTACAGCAGCTGTCGAGGTTGCCATCTACAAAAGTTGTTTACGGTTGTACCTGGTTAGCTCGGCGTGCTCAACGGCTTGACAGGCCTGATAGGATAGCTTTACGCAGCATGCGGCGTAAAGTTGAGAACCTAAAATTATTGAGATGTTGTTTGAGCGGCAAGCGGCTTGCTACAGCGGTTCTTGACAAACGGCTTGAGCCATTGCTAGCATAACGGCATGAACCCAGACCCCGTGTTTAATATGAACGATGCATTAATACCGATTGCCAGTCATTGGTCATGGCAAGACGACGGCTTGTGTAGAAGTGACGGCGTGGATGCAACCGTCTTCTTTAATGACGACATGCTCCGAGGACTTGAGAAGCAGGCACGGGAGAGTGCCGCTAAAAAAATATGCACGGCATGCCCAGTTAAGACGGAGTGCTTAGAGCACGCATTAGCGGTGCCAGAGAACTACGGTGTGTGGGGTGGATTGACACAGGATGAACGGATGGGTATAGTCAGATTCAAGAATTCAATTGACACAGCAGAGATATCGGGAGAACAAGCGGATGATACTTCTAGGTTACATAGCGTATAAATTAAAAGAAATTCAGCAACAACTAGAACCGACATCCGATTTAAATGTCAGAACCGCTGACACAATAAATCGCTGGCTAAATAATCTTTTAGATAAAGTAGATCCCGATAAATGCTGTAGTCACGATGCTCATGAGAATTACTGTGTTTGCTGTATGAATGAGCATGAGAGATGTCGCATCGAAGGTTGATTTGACAAACGTTTAAACATATGGTTAGATACTTCTATGACAAACAAATACAAAGCAGTAAACTCAAATACACTGAAAAAATTAATCAAGACAGCACAGGTGCTTAATTTTAATCAGTACCCAGAGAGGGCGCCTTTTCTCTCTACAAATGGCATCCATGTTTTACAAATGGTTGTCTTCGACCACCAAGGTCATACAAACAAAGACATTGTCCATCACAGGGCACTCGTCCTGGCTCACGTCGGAAATGACGTCGAACCAATACAGTTCCTACTTGACATTAGAGCAGAAGACTGGAACAATCTAGTTGATGCTAAAGCAATGGCAGATAGCGTAAGGGAACTAAATGTCTAAGCAAGTAGAAGTAGTTAATTTACCTAACTGCGATTTCTGCGGTGAAGTAGCAAATTATGATGCACGAACAAAGATTGGACCATGGGCAAACATGTGCCAACATTGTTTTGAAAACTTTGGCGTTGGGCTGGGGTTAGGGGCAGGACAAAGATTGGTGTTAAACAAATGACAAAAAGTAAAATTATACTTATGGTAGTTGCCCTTTCGGTAACTTTAATTCCCACCCAAACCGCGAGCGCGGTTGGTGAGAAAACTTTAGTAATTATCGACTCAGGCATAAACACAGATTTGGCTTGGGCTAAAAGTGCGGTTGTAGATGAAGCGTGCTTTCTTGAGTTTCACAGATGTCCAAATGGCTTTTCACAAATGACTGGCGCTGGCGCATCAAAGATTACTCCTGCTATGACAACTGCTGGTTCGTTTAGTCACGGGACTCAAATGGCTTCAGTAGCAGTAGCCATCGACCCAAATGTAAAAATTGTTTCTATCCGAGTTGCTGGCATGACTCCACGAGGTGTGCCGACTCCTTACACAACTAAAGCAATATCTTGGGCTTTGGATTATGTTGAGAAGAATAAGACACGACTAAATGTTGGTGCGGTATCTATCTCTCTAGGTAGAGCCTACTCACAGGCTTCATGTCCAATAGAGACAAAACTTCAAACTCAAATCTCAAACCTTATTGCTTCAGATGTAGCAGTTGTTATCTCTGCTGGTAATGGTGGCAACGCCACAAAGATTGACTACCCTGCTTGTATCCCACAAGCGATTGCGGTGGGCGCAACCGAGGACAGATACTCAATGCGAGGAGTCTCAGGTTGGGTGTACCCAATTATGGCTACATCTAACAATGGTGCTGACCTTGACCTTTACACTTACGGCAAATACATCACAACTGATATATCAGACAAGAAGTCCCTATCTCTAGGAACTTCTAACGCAACTGTGGCTTTTGCTACTTACCTAAATAAAAGACTCTCTGGTGGCGAGAACCTAAGTACGGTTATGGCTAGCGTTAATGCTTCCTTAGTCAATGCCTACAAAACCACGACACTCTTTTACCCTAAGCAATTTAACTTGACAAACAACTAAAAACTGCTAAGATAAAGATACCTAGAAAGGGGAAGCCAAATGGCTAGATATCGAATGGTGATTTCTTTTGATACGGACAAAGTACTTTCGTCTGAAGAAGAAGATAATCTAATCGGGCATGTTGCACCGCAGATTGAAGAACCTGCTACACATGAGGGAGATGACGAGGAGTACTCAACATCGAACTTAACAATCTCACTTGAGGAGATTAACTAATGGGTCAATACCATGTTCTAGTAAATCTAGATAAAGAAGAAGTTGTATCACCACACGGGCTCGGCTTGGGTCTAAAGCAATATGAACATCTTGGCGAATTCAACGGCACGCTTGCCGACGCCATGTATATCTTAACAATGACAAGTCCTAACCGAGGCAACGGGGATTTACCTGATACGGGTATCTCTGGGCGTTGGGCTGGCGACAGGGTTGTAGTGCTTGGTGACTACACATCGGATGCGGATTTGCCTGACTACCCTAATGCGAGTCTTTTGTTTAATGCAACGGATAAGTGGGTAGATATAACAGATTTGGTTGCTACGGCTTTCGAGTCTGTGTTCAGAATAAAAATAACTGGCGAGGGTTGGAAAACTAGAGCCACCGTGTAATACTTTTAACTTACTTTAGGCGTGTCTGAAAAGGCACGCCTTTTGTATTTTCCCATCCAAATACCCGAGTCATCAAACTATAAAAATTGTTTATACACTACTCCGAAAGTTGGAAGACTCCTTAGCAAAAAGTAAAAATTGTATGCGGGCACGCAAGCAAAAAGTAAAAAAATTGCCGCTGTCAAAAAAAGCGAAGGTCCCGAAGTTGTTGTGATGTCTGGTATTCCGGCGTTTGTCATCTGAACGAGGGACAAGGATACTTGACAAAAAGATGCGGTTCTTGTATGATGGCGTTTCGCACCGCTTGTATGAGCGATTTGTGAAGGTGGGTTAGTCCGCTACTTGCGAACACGGACTATAAAACTAAGGGGGCAATATGAAAGACGATACACAGGAACGCTGGAACATGGGCTATTACAAACAACTTGAAGGCGCAACAATTATTAGGTTCAAGGGAACTGACCCTGATGATTTTGGTGGTCGCGGTTTTCCAATGTTCATAGCAAAACTTACAAATGGAGAACTTGTTGAACTTGTTCTCTCGCAAGATGAAGAGGGTAATGGTGGGGGATTTATGTTTGGTCTTCCTGATTTTACTTTACCCGAGTTTCGTGAAAACTTAGTAGGGGGTAAAAATGCCTAATTGGGTGTTTAATCATTTATCAGTAGATGGTTCTAAAGAAGACATAGCAAAATTAAAAGCGCAGGTTGGCGCAAGCATTACAACTAGGTATGAGGATAAAGAAGAAGTAGAGAAAAAACCTATTTTTTCTTTTATGAATATCCTTCCACCACCAGCAGACAAGTTAGATGAATACTATGGAACTCATGGGTTCGCTGACGGAAAAAAGCAAGGTGATAGCGAATACAACTGGTATAACTTTAATAATCGTGAGTGGGGAACTAAGTGGGATGCCTGCGAGGTAGAACTTCTAGAAGAAGATGAAACATCTCTTCACTATAAGTTTGATACTGCGTGGTCTTCACCAACTCAGGTCATAGAAAAACTGGCACAACAAAATCCTAATGTGAACATGACTTTGGAGTTTCGTGAAGAACAGGGCTGGGGAGCAGAAATAAACTTTCAGGGCTCAACGACCGAAATTATTAGAGAGTGGGATATTCCATCAACTCATGAAGAAGAGATGGAAGCCAATGACAACTACTGCTGGAGATGTGAAAACTTTGATGGCGATTACGACGACCTTTACGACGATTGTCCTGAGAACCTGAAGCCAATAGAACTTCACGCCAAGCAGGATTTGGTCTTGACAAAGGAATAACAATTTGGTAGAGTTCTGCCAAGCCTAAAGAAAAGGGGAAATAAAATGGGTGATCGTATGGTGATTGGGTTTCAGGCAAAACCTGCCGACCCAATAATTTACATCTACTCCCAATGGGGTGGAGAAGCACAAAAAGAAATCTTGGCTCATGCTTTACAAAAAGCAGAAAGTCGCTGGTCCGACTCTGACTACGCAACTCGTATTTGTATCTCACAAATTGTGGGTGCTAATTGGAACGATACTTTGGGACATGGCATTTCAGTAAATCATTTCTGCTCACCTGACTACGACACAATTCAGGTAGTTGAGTGGCACTCAGGGAAAGTCTCTATTCGTGAAACCAATAACCCTGACAATGTTCTAGACGAGATAAGCCTAGAAACCTTCTGCCAATCAGACACGCTGGTAAAAGAGCAATTTGACAAAATAATCAAAAGTATGTAATAATACTTATACCTAGCAAGAAACCTTAACCTAGAAAGGAAAAAGAAATGCTGGATAAAGAAAAGAAAGTGCAGGGAGTTGCGGTGTATGCCGAGTTCCGAAAGCCGGGACAAGTCATGCAGATACTTGTAACACCTGACGCATACAACACTTCGGGAAGTCTAGTTCCAATGTCTTTCCACCGAAGAGTGGTTACACCTGCTACACCTAAAAGACAATGGAGAACTACTTCCATTAACTCTAAAGAAGTAAAAGATTTGATTGACAACAATCAACTTCTTCCTGATAGCGATAAAGATACCTTTACGGAAAATCGTATGCGCTATACAACTTCTTACTTTGACACTCTTATTTCCAATGGTTGGGCTATGGAGAAAACTCCTATCCTTACAGAAATATCTCGCCATGATGCTGATGATATTGGAAAGAGCAAAACACCTAACAAGGTAATTTATCGTATTCACATTTCTAGGAAAGCACTTGGCTTTCCTGAATTGGTATAAGGGAAAAGGGGATAAACTATGAATACTCTAAAAGAGAGATATAAAGAATTAAGTCCTAATCTTTCTCCAACTTACTGGGAAATGATTATAGATGTGGCAACGCAAGGAGTAAATGATAATGCGTCAAAGCAGTTGTCTACCAATGTGCTTCCACAAGGTCGCTATGTTGAAAGAGCGATTGGTGCTGATAGAAAGTCACGCAAACCAAAGGCAGATGCTCTAATGAGTGTTGATGCTTTAGGTGGCGAAAGTGTCTACTTGCGTCCAAATGGTTCTGCCTACCATGCTCGCGTATGGGGTCAAAACAAAGATGTAGAAGTTCTACGCAAAGCAAGAGAAGCAACAAAGCAATCAGTTCTAACTGGTGTTGGACAACCAATGTTCGCCATGCTTTATGGAGTTCCCGGCACAGGTAAAACTGCGTTGATTGAGGCTTCTTTCGGTGAAGGTGTTCGCACACTACTTGGTAATGGTGATGTAGAAGTTGCTGACTTGATTGGTTCTTATGTCCAAACTCCTAGTGGAAACTTTGAGTGGGTGGACGGAGATTTAGTTAAGGCTGCGGAAAATGGCGAAGTTTATTTCATAGATGAGATTGGTCTGATTGACCCTAAGGTTCTTTCAGTTATTTACAATCTCATGGACGGAAAAAGAGAAATCACAATTACTGCTAATCCTGAAAGAGGAACAGTAAAATCTCACCCTGACTTCTATGTTGTCGCAGCGACAAATCCAAAGGCTCCGGGCGTAAGACTTAGCGAAGCGTTACTATCTCGCTTTGTTGTCCAAGCAGAAATGACAACTGATTGGAACTTGGCTCGTACTTTAGGAGTTCCAACACAAATGGTTACTTGCGCACAAAACTTATATCGCAAGGTTTTGAATAAAGAAAGAATAAGTTGGTCGCCACAGATGCGAGAACTTCTCGCCTTCCGTGACATAGCAACAACTTTCGGAACTGAGTTCGCTATCGCAAACTTAATCGCGTCAGCCCCAAATGACGATAGGGCGGTAGTCGCAGATGTTCTAACTCGCGCTTATGGGTTAGAAGCCAAGCCTGCCAAAATCTAATTTATTAAATTAGTTTGGCTGGGGGGTGGGGCGTATTTCTCTAGGTGAAATGCGCCCCCCTTATTAACTTGACAATAGATACCTAGTATGCAATAATTAGATTAACAAAGGGGGTAGTAAAAATGGCTCATATTAAAATGAGTGAAACTCGCGCCGAAGCCACACCTAAAGAGTGGTTAGGAGTTGGTAGAGATATTGGTCAGTTAGCAAACAAGTGGTCGCTTCGTGACGACCTTGTTGCCTATGTTGGACCTGGTGCTGGCGGTCCTGCGCCTGCTTGTTACAACCCAAGCACCGCAGAAATAGAAGTAAATGTTGATGTGGCTTTCGGAAAAGGAATTAGTCCACTAGAGATTGGCGATATTTCTAATCGCGCTACTCAGTATGAGTTTCCTAAAGCAACTGGCGCAATTATTCACGAAGCGTTTCATGCTCGCTTCTCAGGTTGGTCTATGCCTAAGGCGTATGAAGAATTAGAAAAAGATGAATACAAAGCCTTAATTTTATTAGAGGAAAGTCGTATTGAGTATCAGGGTAGCGTTTCTCACCCAAAGGCTCGCGCTTTTCTTCGCGCTTGCGCTATGGAAATTGTTATTGGCGATACAAAAGATATGGAAAATGAAACACAGACACAATCTTTAAGCAATCTTGTTGGTCTTGTTCATGCTCGTATTGACGCTGGTATTTTAGATGCACATGAAGTTAAAGATGTAACTACACTTGTTGAGAACCAACTTGGTCTTGATGTTGTTTCTAAGTTGAGAGAAATAGTTCGCAAAGCACAACTTCATGACAATCACAGAGATGCCACAGAACTTTATCCACTAGCAAAAGAGTGGGCGAAGATTGTTCGTGATACTGCTAAAGAGCGTGGAGACGAAAGTAATCAAGAAGGTGCGAATATACCTAAGGAACTTCTTAAAGCAATCTTGGGCGCACTTGGAGAAGCAAGTAGTTCAGTAGAACTAAATAACTTTGGTGAACTTGCCGACCAAGAACAATCTGAAGATTGGAAAGATGAAGTTAAGGCTAAGGCTTCTGAGGCTGAAGAGCAGAAAGAAAATGAAGAAGTTGCTAAGAAAGTATTTAGTAAAACTTCAGGTCCGGGCAATTCAGGTACACGAAGCACTCTAACTGAAAGTAGAGAACCTACCTTTGAGGAACTTCGTGCTTCTTTAATTATTGGCGAAGCACTAGAAAAAGCCAAGTATCGCGAAAGAGATGAGATACAGGTTTCTAGTATCGTGCCACCCGGAAGACTTCGCGCTCGCGCTATTGTCCAAAATACTGCCTATCGTGCAAGGGGACAAATGGCACAAGCCAAACCTTTCCGTAGAACAGTTCGCAAACACACAGACGAACCAACTCTTAATGTTGGTGTAATGGTTGATATTTCAGGTTCTATGGGAAGTGCTATGAACCCAATGGCAACAACTGCGTGGGTAATGAGCGAAGCAGTAAATCGTATTCAGGGCAACTGCGCTATGGTTTATTACGGAAATGATGTATTCCCAACTTTATCTGTTGGACAAAGATTAGATAAAGTAAATGTTTATTCCGCTTCCGACGGAACTGAAAAGTTTCAGAAAGCCTTCCAAGCGTTGGACGGCTCACTAAATCTACTCAATGGAAATGGCGCAAGACTTCTCGTAATTGTTTCGGACGGAGAATACACTCCTGAAGAAACTAAGAGAGCGAGAGAAGTTGTAGAAAAATGTAAAGCGTCAGGCGTTGCGATTTTGTGGTTGCCATTTGATAACGGCAGAGGCGCGAAAGATATTGGTGGAGATTATGCCGAGATTGTTCTAGACATAAATCAACCTGCGGAAACTGCCGAAGTTATTGGTAGATCGGCACAAGCGGTTATGACAAGAATTGGTGAGCGCGAAAGTGCTTAATCAAAAAGAGCAAGTGGAACTCCTACCCCTTTGGAGTTCCACTTTGCTTCCCCTTTGCGGCCGCGGCGAAAGCAAAAAGTAAAAATGAAAAAATATCAGATGCGGGACGAAAGCAAGTTTGTTATCAAATACGCATCTCATCTTGTTCCTTCAGTTACCGAAAGATATGATGCTTGTTTTTATGCTGGAGAAGGTTTAATAGGAACGGTTTCATACGAAGGCTTTGCCGTTGATATTTATTGTGACGGAGATACAAAGATACACAACCGAAAGACAGACGAGTACTACATGGGTGGTTCGGATTTAATACGAGGTGGCTTTGATACGGACAGTAAGTTTAATGAAGCAGTAGAGAACGAAACTTTAATTATGGATATGAACTCTTGGTTCGACCTTTATTGCTACGGAGAACACCTTGATGCGGTAACCCACACTTTAGATGATGCTATTTGTGCGGCACAAAATTATGTCTATCAGGAGTATTTTGATGCGGAGACGCTTCTTGATATGCTTGACAAATAAAGATTATTCTGAAATAATATGTCTAAAGGGAAAGGGGTAGTTATGGCAAGCAACACAACAGTTTTAATGCGGACACCAACCTGCGCTATGTGCGGTAAGGGAGGCTTCGTAGAAGTTTCTTCTGAAGGGTATATGGCACGCAAAAAGGGTGCGTCGGTACAAGAGGCTTTCTCTGAACTGGATATGTCTTTAAGGGAACAGATTATTTCAGGAACTCATCCCAAATGCTGGGAGAGTATGGTGGCAGGATTGGAGAACGAATAATGGTAACTTGCAAAAGTTGCGGTTGGGATATCACAGCCGACTTTGATTTGTGGGTAGACAACATGGGCGGTGCGGTGTGCTTCTGGGATAGAGGCGTAGAAAAACCACACTACCCACGAGTACTAGTATCGGCGTAAAAGCAAAAAGTAAAAATTAAAGACTTGCGGTCAGTACTTGACTTCTTTGTTTTTAGTTGTTACTATTGAGCCAACAACAAGTAAAGGGGGAAAAATGGAAAAGCAAAAAGCAGTAATCATTACAACAGACGGAGACAAATCCGTTGTTGAGTTTGATTTTGGTAAGTCTTACCAACTACTAAGTGATGCCGTTGGTGGCATGATTGAGTGTGTTGGTTTAGAAGGCGCAGACTTGTGGTGCAACGAAAACGGCATCGCTGAGGGTCTTCCCTTAAATATGATTGCTTCGGCTATCTACTCAGATGCCTTTAACGCTAGTAATCCAATTCTCGGTAATGTGATTATTACTGGCAGTTGTGATGATGAGGGTGAGACTTTAGGTCTTACTGATGAACAAGTCGCTTATTGGCTGAACTACGATAAAAAAGTTATACCTGCTTCTTTCCTACTGAGCGGTATGTATATCTAAAAACTTCCCGAAAAAAGAAGATCTGGCTAACGCTAGGTCTTCTTTTTTTTTGTAAAAGTTGTTTGGAAGTCTGCGGCTCCAGGAAATCTGGCATAGCAAAAAGTAAAAAAAGCACTAGGCTGCCGCTGCGGGGGTATAAAAGTATTTTAGACTTTCCTGCCTTTTAGACTTGACTTCCCTGAAATAGTCGTGTATTGTCCGTTATGTAAGTGAGAAACTCTCTCTTACCGAAAGGAAAAAGACACAAATGACAAACACAGTTAAAGGTGTTGTAGACACAGTAGTCGCAGTTCGCACTACTACTACAACTATCAAGAACGATACAAAAGTAGTCGCTCTTGACGAAACTAATGCCAAAGAACTTCTAGAGAAGTTTGAGGCAAACAAGGCAGATAAGGCAACCTTAGAAGCCCAATACAAATCACTACAAGCCGAAATCTATTCACTTCTTGGATACAAGAAGGTTGGCGATAAGTGGATTGGTGTCGCAAACGAAGGCACTATTGACGGAGTTTCCGTTATCAAAGTAGGAACACAAACTCGTACAAACTTTGATAAAGAAAAGTTCTTACAGGAAAATCCTGAACTCCTACCGCTAGTTGAGGCTTTCAGTTCAGAAAGCACCAACACAGTTCTAAAAACAACTCGGTAATAATTAAAAGGGAAGCCCCCCGCACAAGGCGGGGGGTTTCTTAAAAAACAAAGGGGTAAAAATGACAACAAAGACAATAACAATAGGTGAAGCAATAAAATCCCTTAACTTTCTTGCTACTAACTTTATGGAAACAAAAGAGTTAGATAAAGAAGCGTTAGAGGTATCTAGTAGAGCAATAAGTAAAAATCTACTTGTTCGTGATTACTTTATGGGTATGCCGAACGATTTCGGATTAACTTTTATGATTTCTCTATGTAAAAAAATGATAGAGGAAGTCAATCAGTCCGAACTTCTTAATCTCTATTCAGTTTCATCTGCGTTCCTATACGAGAACGGGGAAAAAGAACTATCTATTAACAACCTAAATAAAGCGTTAGAAATAGATAGCGAACACTCATTAGCAAAACTTCTAGTTCGCGCCTACGAACATGAGTGCTGGAAGTCAAGCGACTTCGCTGAAACAAGAAACGAAATACACAGTAAGGTGATTGTTCGTACAAAGGAAAACTCAGAAGTAGAAATCTAAAACAAAAAGAGAAGCCCGGCTAGACGCCGGGTTTCTTTTTTTCTGGTCCTAGCAAAAAGTAAAAAATTACCAAGATCGCTAGTGACTAGGTAAAACTACAAACAACTTATTTAGTTAAATACGCCAAAAACCTTAGCGAAAAAAATGTCAGTTTTTTTGGAGGATTAGTTGTGTGATTTAAGACACAAAAAGATTCTTCCTAAATAAACTTGACTTTTTTATAAAAATTGCTATACTTAAACCAATACTGAATAAAGGGGCAATAATGAAAGTAAAGTGCGTTGAATGTGAAAGAGTTTTTAATTTAGCAGATCCAACAGACTCAGAGATGTATGCCTACGGACATGATTGCGAGGTTGGGTAATGAATAACTTGGAACTAATAAAAGAAAGAGTGAGCGAAGCAAAGGCTATCGCTTGGGACACCTGCCACAAGATTTATGTCTTAATGGACGACGAGCAGGTAGAACTAATGCGCGAGTACGAGTACGACCCACTAATAACAAATGTGGAAGCAACACCTGAAGAAATGCTAGCCACCCTACAGGAGTGGTTCGAGGATTCTTGCGGTCTTAGATTTATACAAGCAGTCACCACTAATCACGAAAATCCTAATGACGGGTTTGAGCAACTGATAGAACAGGGGTCTGAGTGGTAACAAAAAGTAAAAATCTGCCACGCTATCTTTACCATGCGAGTGCGGTCTGTAATCGAGAGAGCATAGATGAACGCGGACTTATCTCAAGTTTTGGCGAAGTCTATGCAAGCGAAAGTGAAAACGATTGTTTAACCTTTATGGGTTTTAGGTTGATGTCACACTTCCACTTTGTTAAAGAAGGCAACGACCCCGTATATGTAGAGCATGACACTTTGCTTGTGTATCAGATAGATACAGAAATTACTGGCAAAACCAAATGGGAAGTTGGAACAGACCACAACCCTAAGTTTTTTGGAAATGCAACTTCATGGGTTCATCTTGGCTCAATAGAACGAGAAGCGATTGTTCGCGTTGTCGAGTATGCGCCACAAGGTGCTTGACAAAAAACAAATTACATGAGATACTTATGTTAAGAAAAGGGGGTTACTCAAATGAGTGACAAAGAAACAATGATGTTGGAAGTAGATTCCGAAGAAGGTGCTTTCCTAAATATGGGATTGGCACTACTACTGGAGATGTTGAGAAGTGATATTGAGAAGTGGGAGAACAAGAAAGATTCTTCTGTGGATAAGTTATTTTTTCTTATGGACACGAAGGTTGGAGTCGCTAGTTTATGGCGCAAGGTTCTAATATCTATGGGGGCAGATCCTGAAGATATTGCCGAACACCTAAAGGACGCGGACTAATAATGGACAATATCCTACCGAGTCGAACAGTAATGTTCGTTGGTGACTACTTTACGCTAATGACAACAATAGTCTTAGATGAGAAACTCAGAGAAGAAAACGAAGCAGATAACGATTTTGCTGTTCGTGTTGCTTCTGTATTTATGAACGAATACTACGGATTTGATGTAGCGTCAGTTTCTAATAGTATCGGGGTTGTAAATGAAGACGGGATGGTAGAAGAAAATGATTAAAACTTCCATAGATTTGTTTGACGAAACCTGTAATGCTATTGCTGGTGGAGAACTGGATAGACAACTAATCCCACTTAAAAAACTCATAGAGGAAAGACTTAGCACCCTAAGAGTAGATGCGGATATAAAGGATTTCGTAGTTGGGGACAAAGTTGTCCTAAACGATAAGTGCGGAACAAAGTATTTGATAGGAGAAGAAGCAACTGTGGTTGCTATCAGGAGAAGTAAAATCAGTATTTCTTTTGATAAACCTAAGGGAAGATTCTCTAGAACAAACTCTAAAGGAGAGATTTACTCTGCCAATGTGGTCGTCCCAGTGGCAATAGTTGATAAAATCTAAACGCCTTTTGGGAAATAAAAAGTAAAAAATCAGGCTAAACTAATTCTCACCTTGGGTAGCGGTTAATCCCCTTTTCCGCCCCAAGTTGAGAGCAGGGACTACCCCTTCATGCTCCGCCAACCCCCCACCGATCTGGGGGGTTTGGTGTTTAATAACTCAAAATCACCCTTCCGAGAGTAGGGTATTTTTTAACCATGGAAATCGTAGATAAGTATTATCACGCCAACGGGTCAGCCGTTCCTTTTATTGCAGCCCTTGTTGATGATCCTGCCGACGGCGACACGAAGATTGTTATTATGTTTGATGAGAAGGACTTTACGGCTGTCCTTTCGCTAGACTCTCTACTTCGGGATGAGGATGTTTCTGCGAGAAACAACGGATACCACGGAGATAAGTATGAAAAACTCAGAGAAGATTTGTGGGACGGCTTTCTAAACTAAGCAAAAAGTAAAAAAACAATTGGGGAAAAATCATGACAACTATTGCAGCCATACAGGGGGAGAACTGGGTTGCCATAGGCTATGACTCAAGGCTAACTGAAGACAACAGCAAAATATATACGCTACCCAAAGACAACGGAAAAGTAAATAAAAACGGTCCATACTTAATTGGTGCGGCAGGAGATATGCGTGCTATTAACATACTTACACATGTTTTTAAGCCACCTGCGATAAATCCAAACCTTTACGGGGCAAAGTTAGACAAGTTTATATCTTCTGTTTTTATCCAAGATATGAAGCGTTGCTTCGAGGAGAACTCTTACAGTAAAGACGGAGAGCATGACTCTCAGATAATGGTTGCGGTTAATGGGACTGTCTACGAGATTGGTGATGACTTTTCCTGGGCACATGACGAAACAGGCGTATACGCCATAGGCTCAGGTAGTGGCTACGCTATGGGAGCGATGCTGGCAAGCCTAGATAACAAAAAGAAAACCTTAGGCACAGCCAAGAATGTTATTAGACAAGCAATAACTATTGCAGCCAAGTTAGATCCAAGCACGGGGCTGCCGATTAACATCTCGGTGCAGCACTTCGGATCCTAAAAGTTGTTTGTAGTTAGGCCATCTGGCTGCTGAAGATATATTTTTTACTTTTTGCTAGTGCTGCTGTCGCTGCTTACTAAGGATCTTGGTAAATGAGTTGTTTATAGATACTTGACTTTCCTTTGGACAATTGCTATACTAAAGTTATTCGGTAGGGGGAAGTCGCTGGTCACCTGAACCACTTTAACTCTAGAGGGTGGGAAACAATACGACTCCCTACCGAACCTAACAAAAAGGGGAAACAATGGACACAATTAACATGAGTTACCACTTACGGGGAAACTTTTATCCACCGCTACCACTTGACTATGCAGAACCTGCTATCAAGGCTTGGGAACTCTATCAAGATGAAAACTATGACGAGGTAGTTGTATTACCTTCTGACATAGAACCCCACCCTGCTACTGCCGTTAAAACAGATGCTGGCTGGGAAATAACTGCTAGTGAACTCGTACGCATACTTAGGTTAGATAGATAATTAAATAAAACAAAAAACTCCTTGTCTTTATACGGCAGGGAGTTTTTTATTGGAAAAAACTTAACATTTTTTTCATCAAGGCGGAAGGCAGAACCAAAAGTTGTTTTTAGATCATGATCCTTTCCACCAGGGCCCATAGCAAAAAGTAAAAAAATTGCAGCAGCCTGGCTGTCTGGCTGCGTAAGTTGTTTGTAGATTTCAAAGCGGGCTCAAATTGAGCGTAGGAAGTCAGCGCTTGGTAACTGTAAAAATTGTTGCCTTCTTGACAAAAAGTCAGGAAAGTGCTATCCTTATGGAACAAGGTAAGAAAAAGGGGGATTAAATGAAAGGGTTACCTGATAGTGCGATACTAGGAACTTATGGTCGCATGAAGCACATGAAAAACAAAAAGCGTCGTAGTGTTAAAGACTATCAAGCAACTGCGGACTTCTTAAATCACATGATAAACAAGGCAATACAAAAACAACTAGATAAGAAAAGTAATTTGACAAATGTTTAATTACTTACTAAAATACAAAAAGAGAGGGGGAAACCAAATGACAATTTCCTCGCAAGACGAAGCATTAGAACTATTAGAAACAAAAATAGCACCACGCTCTTACACGATTGACTATCCAAAAGACTTGTGGTCAGAGGTTCTTCCGGGCTTATGGCAGGGTGGAACTGATGATAATGATGTCTTTGACCAATTAGAAAAGCCAATGATTACTAAGAAAGATTTTGACCTAGTGGTTACCGCTTACTCATTAGCAAACCCTGTTGATTGGTTTGTGAAAGAACTACGCTTTGGATTTTACGATAGCGATATGAGGGACTTTGACCCTAGTGACTTACAACCGATTGTTCGCATGGCACATGCCGAGTGGAAGCGCGGTCAGCGTGTCTTAATTCGTTGTCAAGCAGGTATGAACCGCTCGGGACTAATTATGGCTTTGGTTCTTATTCGTGAGGGTTACACGGCTGAAGATGCCATTAACTTGATTAGAGCCAATAGAAGCAAGCACGCCTTGTTCAATGGTCGCTTTGAGAAGTGGCTTAAAGAGGCAAGCGTCGAGGCTTGGAGAAACTAATGCCTAGATACGAGATTATCTTGGAGAAGAACAAGACAAAAGTTATACGAGCATCTTCGCTGGAAATCGCTGAAGAAAGAGCAAGCAAAATGGAAGTAGATGGCTGGGTAGTTAATCGTATATATGAGCAAAAGAGCGACACGCCGAAAGTCAGGTAAGTTGATTTTGTCAGGAAAGTCTGTATAATTATCTTATTGGCAAATTGTCAATATGGTTAAAGGGGGATTATATGAAAACGAAGGCAAAGTACATTAGACGCAGAGTAGCGGTAGCACTTGTTTTTCTTGGACTTGTTGCTTGGGCTAATAACGCGACAACACCTGCCGAGTGCAAAGTGCCAACAGAGCAGATGAACCAATTCTGCTTAGACTTGCTTTATCCATAAAAACGAAAAAAGGGGGTAGTAAATAATGTCAGGTTGGAGAACTAAAAAAGCAAATGCTTTAGCAAAAAAAGAAGGCTTTCTTATCAAAGACAGGCAGAGTATTGACATACCTCGCGCCGAGTTTCTGATTAAGTTTGCGTCTATGAGTGATGAACAGTTTGAGAAATGGTCTGAACTAAAAACAAGTGCTGAAGCAAGAGCATTTATGGAAGCGATACCAATGCCTCAGATGAGAACCAATGAAATGTTTATCAAACTGGAAAAACAGGAAAGGTAGGAAAAAGTAAAAAATGGTTCTTGACACGGGAACACTTATTGGAATTATGATTGCGCTCGCCGGCTCATGCTTTGTCATGGTGGTTGGTATTAGGGCTCAGGGTAAGTTATTACAGGAGAACAACAGACTACGCAAGGAACTGGCTGAACTTCATTACAACAAAGTGAAAGAAGGAATCTAATGGAAGAAACAGAAATACTGCTTGACTGTGATTTTGCTTGTAGGTTTGAGTGGATTGAGTTGTCTAGTAACTTCTTTGACATCTCCGTCTACACGCCTGCGGCACTCGCGGTTTTGTTTGGAGTTTTAATTTACAGAGCCGTTAAGAGAAAAAAGGGTTCTGGATTCAATGGCAAAAAGTAAAAAACTTGAGGGTCGGGCTGCAGAACTTTATACTTCTGGTCTGGCTATAGATAGTGTTGCGGTTGAACTAGGAGTTTGTTATAGAACTGCTAGGAAGGCTATCCGTAATGGTGGAGCGCAACTAAGAGATCCTTCTTCTCGCCTGAGGGGTAGGACTAAACCTAAAAAGAAGGGCAACAAATGAATAACTTAAACATAGTCTGGACTGCTGTTGGAACTCTGGTACTAGGTTTTGCAACCCTAGTCTCGGCTTGGCAGGACAATATGACTTACACGGTAGCGTTTGGTCTTACATCCATTGCTACGGCTACTCTGGCTAGCAGAGAGAAGTAAGCCGAAAAGATAGGTTTGGCAAGAAGCCCCCTAAAAACTTTGTTTGTTGCCTGAAACTTTGTTTGGGACTAGGGGGCTTTTTGCTGTCTCGGCGTGTCTTTGACTATTTGTCAGGAAGGTGGTACTATTTAACCTAAAGGGGGGTATTTAGATGAAAACCATCAAAAAACAAATCATTTATATTTCTTGTTGGAAATGCGGTAAATCTATGGCTGTAGACGAGAGAGACTACAGAAATGGGCTTATTTGCGAGGATTGCTGAGCCAAAACTCTACTTTCCTGCACTAATTGTGGTAACCTAGTACCAATGAACGACCAAATGACTTACGACCTAAAGACGCATTAGAAAGGTAGTTGTAATACCTGTCTCCCCAGAGCGGGTGGCACGGGTTGGCTAATTGAGCAACCTTGTCTCTGTCCCCTAACAAAGGAAAATAAATGCACAAATCAAACAATAGAGTTGTCGAAAAAATAGTAAGTGTCTTAATTGCGGTGGTATTCGTATCCGCTTTCTCTACATATATCCAAGCATCAAACGCACAACAGACAATGGAAAGTAAAGAAGATGTAAGAGCCCAGATTGAAGAAGAAATCGAGGCGCATAAAGTAAAAATTAGGGACCTAGAGTTGAAGAAGTTCGCTGAACAAAGAACTCCCTTTACCGATGAAGAGTTAGCCAAGATGCTAAGCACCGTTGGGTTTGAAGGTAAGGCACTCAAAGTAGCGTGGGCAGTTGTCAAGAAAGAGTCAAATGGACGCCCCCTAGCCTTTAATGGCAATGTTAAAACAGGAGATAATTCATACGGCATCTTCCAAATCAACATGATTGGTGGATTAGGCGTAGCACGGCGTGATAAGTACGAACTTAACTCCAATAAAGACTTGTTCGACCCAGTTGTCAATGCCCAGATTGCCTATCACATGAGTAATGCAGGAAGCAATTGGTCGTCATGGGGTGTAGGTACATTCCCTTATAATGGTAATACCGAGCAAAGCAATTTTAATCTATGGATTACAAAGTTCCCAGAAGGGGGATTTTAATGAGCGATGAATTAAACCAAGAAGCCCCAACCAGTTGGGAAGCACAGGCTGAGCCTGAAGCCCCTGCGGTTGAAGAAGTTGTTTCTACTACACCAGAACCAGAACCAGAACCAGAAGCAAAGCCAGTTGTTGAAGTTGTTCATACTCCAGCAACACCTGCGGCTGAAGTAGCAAAAAGTAAAAAACTAGAAGCAGCAACAGCGGCTCACCAAGATGGAGAAGTTGTTGTGTTGTCTAAGTTAGTTCTCGGTGGCAATGAAAGAAACTCTAGGTCAGTTGCTTTAGTTCAAGAACAATTAGTTGCCAAAGGGTATGCCGATGCCGACCTAGATAAACGAGGTTGGTACAAAGAGAATACCCACAAGGCGTTGCTAGATTTCTGTGGCAGTGAAGGCATTAACGAGTCCACAGTAAGAAAGTTGTTTGCCAACACAAAGGTGTTAATAGCCTATTAAACTAATAGAGCCCCCCAGAACAAGGGGGGCTTTATTATTTATCTACCCTTTTTGTCAAGCCTTGCTTTAGAAAAGTTTAAGTTTGTAGGCAAGGGAAGTTAGGCAGTAGGCAAAGGCTTTTGTGCATTCAACATTAAAATAATTTTTATAGTTGTCAAACTTGAGTCGCCTTGACTCAAGTTTATTCTTTTAAGTATTTACCTACATAAGAGCGATTTGCCTAGTTTTAGGAAGATAAAAATTATTATTTTTTATTTTTTACATAAATAATCTTAAAACCTAAAAAATACAAAAAATCTATTATTAAGAAAAAACTTTCCGGAAACGATTTAGAAAATGTCCAAAACAATACAGAGCCGTCTCACAGGCCAAAACCAAATAATGGAAACCTTCATGTTTTCTTTCTTTTCGTCCAATAATCAATGCCCTCTTCCTGTACGACATCCCAAAACAATGTAAAATAAAGGAGTGAAAAATAAACCAAAACTACCTAAGGAAGAGATTAAGTTTTTGCTATCTCTTTCTCAGGGGGCATTTACTGCTCGCCTCCGCTCCCTCTGGGAAGCAGGCTGGTCACTTGGGATTATCGCTGAGTCCTTTACTCCGCCTAAACCAAAATCAACTATCCATTTCTGGGTCAAAAATGCCGCTCAGCAAGAGCAAATAAAGCCTATTCCAGAGACTCCATCTAAGTCTTTAACAGTTCTATCTCCCATCTCTGACACTCCTAGGCTACGTTCTATATCTCTAGGCGTACCTCCAGAGCTAAAACCTCGTTTAAAACACCTCTCAAGCCTTTCTAGACGCTATAGAGCAAAGAGCGCAGCAAATAGCGAACTAGCCATAGCCAATAGCGAACTGACAGAACTTGCAAAAAGCCTCCACAATAGAGGCGTCTCAACCGCTGCTATTGCTGAAGCCGCTGGAGTTACCTACAGAGCGATGGCTAGAAGAATAAGCAATGGCTAAGACATATAAGAACTCTTCAGGAACATACTTAGAAAAAGACTTAGTTGTTGCCATCTGGCTAAACCCAGAAAAACAAGGTTCTAGACCAAACGCTAGACGCCTAGAAACAATTACTTCTAAAGAGTCTCCTCACCCAATTGCTTTTCCTATAGCACTTCTTAAGAAAAATAAAGTCTGGGCTTCTTTCCCTATAGCAGTAAAAATAGAAGACATAGATGTATGGTTGACCCCTAAAGGTGCTTCTAGAGAAAAACCTCTTCTAGTTCCTCTAACAATTGCTAAATCATTTTTAGGCTGGGAAGATTTTTACATACCTTCCGAGTACAAGGGGGTCGTGTGAAAGTAGTAGCAGATGTGTTTCCAGCAATGGTTGCTCTAGCGCTACCAGGCTCTCTAGAAGATATAAATGACCTTCTGCCTAAAGGTGCTTCTCCTGCAGGTACTCGGCACGTAGATAGATGTAGAGCAATCCTGCTCAATAACAAACTTGTAATTGCTGTAGATACCCCTACAGGCGCCAACGTGGTTTTTAACGAGACATATGTTTCTCATAGCAAGATAGATAGAATTCACAGGGTCACCACCGAGTCGGGAAAACTTATTGCATTCAGTAAAGACGAAAACTGTGGCTGCGGTTCCAGATTGAGGTCTTGGAATCCATATGGCTCAATCATTACAGTTGGAGGGGAAGAGTAGATGAATAACTTTTTTGAACTGTTGGTCGCAGGTCTTGCGACCTACAGAATTGCAAGGCTTGTAGTAGTAGATGAAATTTTTTCTAGACCAAGAAATGCAATTTGGAAAAGGTTTCCTCCAGAGAGGTCAAAGTTTGGTTATCTGTTCACCTGTATGTGGTGTACATCAATTTGGGTCGCATCACTACTTGAAATATCACGTATGATTATCCCTAATGTAGTACATCCAGTAGGGATTGTTTTAGCAATCTCTGCTATTGCTGGTTTGCTGGCTGCGTATGAGGAAAAATGAAGAATCCTCTACTCCGCCACAGAGACGAGGAGTTAAAAGGGTGAGTGTTTTTAGACACCAAGAGCCGATAGAGCCTACCCCTATTGTCCCTGCTGAAAATAAAACAAATAAAGTTAGAAAAAGAAAAAAATCTACTACTCGTTCTACTCAGGTAGTAAGAAATACTCGACCAAAAATTACAGGTCCTACTGGAATCTTTATTTCCTCTAACGCCCAATCAGCGTCTTACTCAACACCAAGAACTTTAACTGCTGCTGCAGTACAAATTAAAATTAATGACAAAGGTGAGTTTGAACAATTCAAACAACGCCGCTCCGCTGGTTCTAGCGCATGGCAATCTGAAGCATGGGAATACTATGATGCTATTGGAGAAATTAAATACGCATTTAATCTAGTTGCTTCCGTTGTTTCTCGTATTCGTATTTACGCCGCTGCTGTAGATAATGCTGCAGAAGCTCCAGCACCAGTAGCACTATCTAATACTATTGACCCACGTTTAGCAGCAGCAGCTGAGCGAGCACTTGCTCGTTTAGATTCTGCGTATGGTGGACAAGCAGGACTTCTTCGCGATGCTGCCCTAAACATTTCAGTTGCTGGTGAATGTTACTTAGTTCAAATGCCAGAACGTGTTGGTTCAGGAATTCCAGAGTCTTGGGATATTAAATCTGTAGACGAGATAATGGCTGATACTCGTGGTGGATTTAATGTTGTTGGTCGTAGGGAACAAAGTGTTGGTGGAAATACGTCACCTAACAACAAACTTTCTAAGAGTGCATTCGTAGGTCGTATTTGGCGTTCACACCCTCGTTACTCAGATGAAGCAGATTCATCACTACGTGGTCTTCTAGATCTTTGCGCAGAACTTCTACTTCTTAACAGAACATTCCGTGCAACAGCACGTTCACGCCTAAATGCTGGCGCACTTTATTTACCAGATGGTTTGGCAGTTGCAGCAGGTGGCGACCCAGATTATCCATATGACACAGATACAGAAGCCAATCCAGGCTTTACTGCAGAAGAAGCAGAAGATGAGTTTGAAGAGCAACTTATTGATGCGATGACAACTCCGATTCGTGACGAAGAGTCCGCATCCGCTGTTGTTCCTTTAATTATTCGTGGACCTGCAGAACTTGGCGACAAGATTAAGCAGTTTAAGTTCGAGCGTTCATTTGACCCAGCACTTGCTTCTCGTGCTGACAGAGTACTAGAGAGAATTCTACAAGGACTAGATGTTCCTAAAGATGTTGTTACTGGTTTAGCAAATGTTAAGTATTCAAACGCGCTTCAAATCGATGAGTCACTATACAAGGCACATATTGAGCCATTGATGTTATTAATTGCTGATGCTCTAACTGTTGTCTACTTGCGCCCATACCTTAATGCACAAGGATTTAGTGCAACAGAGGTAAATAGAATTGTTGTTTGGTATGACCCATCAGCAGTTGCAACTAGAAATGATAAAGCAGCCGATGCTGATTCAGGATTTGACCGCGGTGCTATTTCTTATGACTCATGGCGCCGTGCACACGGATTCTCATCTATGGATGCACCAACACCAAATGAACTTGCTATTCGTATGCTTTCTGAAAAGGGTTCAATTGGTCCAGAGTTAACAGAGGCAATGTTAAACACTGTTGCTCCAGAAATGATGGGTGCAGTTAGAAACACACAGCAACAAAACTCTGTCGCTCCTTTACCACCAGAGGTAGAGCAAGTATTACAACAAGCAGTTGATGGAACAGACAATGTCTGATACCTCATTTGATAATGTAGTTACTTCACTTGTATCTGCAGGAGATCCTTGCTGGGATGGGTATAAGCAAGTCGGGATGAAAAAGGGTAAGGACGGCAAGATGGTTCCTAACTGCGTTCCTGTCGATGCATCAGATGATTCAGAGTTTGCAGCAAAAAATAAAAGAACAATTTCTCAAACTCCTGCTCCTAAGAAAGACCAAATCAAGGGCTCTAGTAAAAATAAAAAAGGTTCTGCATCAGGTTCTCGTAAAGTTGTTTTTTCTAAAGCAGTAGAAGACTCTCTCAGAGAAAAAGTATCAAAGCACAATGAAAAAAGCCCTAAAGGAAGAAGAGCAACTTTAGGTATGTTAAAAGCAGTTTATCGCCGAGGTGCTGGAGCATTCTCTGTTTCACACCGTCCTGGTATGAATCGTAATCAGTGGGCAATGGCACGAGTAAACGCTTTCCTAAAACTACTTAAATCTGGTAGACCAACAAATGCTGCTTATAAGTCAGACAATGATTTGCTACCATCTTCTCACCCACGTAGTAGTAAAAAATCAAACTCTATTACTGCATCAGGTTTAGTTCCTGAAGAACAAGATTTAGCAAATGCACTAATTGAGATATCACAGAAGTATGGAAAGTTTAATGAAGACGAAGAAGGAATCTGGGCAGGCTACACGCCCCCTGCGGAAAATGAAGTTGCTTCTATTGGTGTTACTTGCGCCAATTGCGTTTTATATGCTGGCGGTTCAAATTGTAAAATTATTGCTCTCCCCGTTGAGCCAACAGGAAAATGCAGATTTGCTGTAATTCCTGAAGGGGTTGTTAACGTAGAAGGAAGTAAAGATTTAACTCAGGTAAAAGACGAGTTAGACGAGTATGTAATAGACCAAGAATTAAATATTCTACTAAAAAACAAAGAAGATTATGAAACAGTAGAGGATGCAATTTTTGCTATGACCGAGTATCTAGGTTATGGATATGAAGCAGAGCCTGCAATTAGAGCAAGTTGGTTAAGAGCAGTTAAAAACGGAGAAGACCCATTCTTAAGAGCATCACTACTTGCTTCACTAGGAAAAGGCAGTTTAGATGGAGATTTGCTTCCAGTTTTAGAAGAGGAGAGTGAAGCGTGAGCAGAATAAGAAGAATTAGTTATGCCATCACTCCTGAAGGTCATCGCGCTAATGCTATTAAACAAGCAGCAGACTTAAGAGATAAAGTTTTATCAGTTGTAGACGACGCTAACTTCTCGACATCTACTGCAAGAAAGATTACTAAAAAGGCTGCCTTCTCTGTAGTTATGCGCTCTCTAGAAGAGAGTAAAGGTTTACCGCTATCCCTGCGTGAGCATTTAGCAATGAAAGAACTTAATAAATACATATCACTTGCTAAACACAATAAGAGTGATTTTTTCTATGCAACTAATACAGATTTACTACCAATCTCTCACCCACGTTCAACTCGCGAGCACTCTATGACTGCAAGTGCATTAAGAATTGCACGTTCTCGCTGGTTTGCTGCTGACCCAAGAATTACAGATGAAAAAGCAAAAGCAGTTCTTGCTTCAGCATTTGAATCTATACCAGGATCTGTAGAACATCTCTATTACACTTCAATATTGCTCTCACTTCCTCAGGGGGTAATTCCTGGCGAGGCTTTGATTGCAGCAACTGGAGGAAACTCATTCGAGTCTCGTAGTGCTCGTGCTAGACGCCAACGTCGTGACAGTAAAGGAAGATTCGCTTATGAAGGCGGAGGTATTCGTGCTCTTATTCGCCGTCTTAACGGAAATGTATTTAGTATCAGTGGAAGAGTAGTTGCTAACGCTAAAAATAATAGAGATGTAGAAGTAGAGTTTCCAGATGGAAAAATTGCTGAGATTAACCCTGCTAAGGGCGAGTATGTAAAAGCCGTTTTACCTACTCCAGATGGTTATTCCCCTAATCCAATAGTTCCAAGCGTAACTGATGAAGTTATAGATGAAAAAGATTTAGTTTTTGTTGATGCCCCTAATGGATGGGTTAAAGACGAAGATTATAAAGATTTTGGCGATAAAGTAGAAAGATATGTAGATTCTAATAAAGAGTTTGTAGTCCTCGTTTCCAAACAAGATGATGGCACAAAAGATTATCAAATACTAAATGCTAAGTCCGCTGAGCAAATTGATGTAGTGAAGACTTGGGCAGATGTTCAAGACAAGTTAGAAGGAAATGAAGACCAGATACTTAATCCACAAGCAGAACTTCCATTTAGACAAGGCTTAGTTCCTGCCGAAGATAGAAAAGAACCGAATGCTTATGAAAAACTCATGGCTGAGAAAAAAGAAAGAGAAGACGCTATTGCAAATCGTGAAGCAGAGTTACAAAAAAATGCTGACGATAGGGTAGATGCTTTAGACCGTAATGTTCCTGAAGGCTGGGAGATTAAACAAAAAAATAATGCTCTCATGCTACGTAGACAAACAGAGCCAGCAGATTTAGAAAACGTATATAACCAAAACAATTTTGTAGCAAGAGTTGTAGAGCAAGGCGAGATTTCAGTAAAAGATGTAAACCGTCTTTTAGAGGACAAGGTTTATGAAAACTGGAGCGCTGTAGAAAAAGATAAAGATGCACGGGCAACCGAGTACGCTCAAAAAGCACGTGAAGAAATTAAAAAGTTTGCTGCTCCTTACGGATATACAGAAGAAGATTTAAACAAGATTGATTCGATGTCTGCTAAAGAAATTGCTAGTTTCTTTTTAGATGAAAAACTTCAGCCAGAAGCATTTGCCGATGCATTAGACGACTATACGTACTCAGACATGGTCGATTTACCATCAGAGCGACAAAAAGCAAAGTGGAAGATTTTTGGCGATAACATGAAGATTGTAAACGATGCTGGAGACTTCCCAGGGACCGATGCTCCTGCTGCAGAACTACCTAATAAACCTCAGCAACCAGATGCTCCAGTTGAAACTAAAGATGACTTTGAATACAACTATCCTGATGGCGCATACAAAATCAAACAGAGTTCTGGGTATGACCCTCAAGGACGTATAGACGAAGAGAGCCCAGATTTCACAGATGACCCTGTTGAACTTGCTCAGAAACAAGATGAAAGAGATATTCTTGCTGCATTAGAGCAGGCAGTTTCTCCAGGAGAAAATGGAGAGAATGCTTTAGGAGTAGGAGCCCTTCCTTTCAATAGAGGAGACGAATTCGTTCCTGCTGAAGCACTTTTCTTTGCTCTCCAAGAAGCAGGTGTAGATGCTCCTATGGAATTAGCAAAAATTTATGATAAAAAACTTGGCAATGATAGTAATGAAAAAGCATTAAATGATTTTAGAAATAAAGAAGAAATTGTTTCTGGAAATATTCCAGAACTTGCTGAGTCATTTAAAAAAGTTACAGAACAAAATCCTGATTTAGAAATTCCTACCGAAGCACCAAAGTTTGATGCTGAAGCAGTAGAACTAATACCACTTCCTCCACTATTAGATGGTCTTAGCCAAAAAGAACTAGATGAGTTTATGGAAACAAAAGACCACATTCCATACTTGCCTAAAAACGAAGAGATTGAAATGCCAGAAGGCTATAATCCTCTTAGTCAAGAACCATTTGCTGCATGGAAAGAAGTAACTGCAGAAAATCCTGACCCAGTTCTTCCTGAAGGTTTTTCAGATAACCCTGTTTACTTGGCACAAGAGATTCCTACAAATAATTTATTAAAAGAGCTACGTCGCTCTGTAGAGCCAGGTAATGAAGTTCCAGGCGCTGCTGTAGTTGCATTTCCTACAGATGATGGCGAAGACTTCGTTGCTAACGTTCCAGGAGAAGCAGTTAGAGATGCACTTCAACTTCAGGGTGTAGACACTAACGCTGAGTTAAGAAAGATTGTTGAGGAAGGATTAGTTGGTCAAGTAGAGAATGTAGCCGACGTAGATATTCCTGCTGAAGATGCTGTACGTCTTATTGTTGATGGAGATGTCCCGCTAGAAAAACAAATTAGAGACGCGATTGCTGCTAAAAAGAGAATTGCATTCCTTTACAACGATACTGAGCGTTTAGTTCTTCCTGTAGAGATATTTGAAAACCCTAGAAACTCTAATGTAAATGTAAGAGCAATTGATGCAAACGGGGGTAGAAAAACATTTACTCTCAGCAAGATTGAAAACAGTAGAGAAGTTGATGGAGAGAATCAAGAAGTAAACCCAGAAGCATTTGTTGGAGACTACAAACCAACTGCTGACCAGATAGATAAAATTCAAAAAGGTGTTGCAGAACTTGATTGGCTAGATGACGGAATTATGTTCCTCAAGCCAGATGATGGTGGTCCTCGTGAAGAAGCACCTATTGAAATTTATGACGACAATGGTCTACCAGAAGACGGTCCATTTGCAAAGATTGACGTAAATGGTAACTTCGAATGGAAAGATGAAGCAGCCTATAATAAATATGCTGACCGCTTGAAAGAAATTATTGATGCTGATTTAATAGGTATTGACAATAATCAACTCGAGCAAGCACCGCAAGAAATTGATAACGTTCGTGTTGAACAAGAAAAACTTGACGATAATAAACCAGCAGAAGAAAAAACATATGTAGAAGAGAACCCAGAAGTAATTAAGGTAAATGCTTTTGTTGAAGCAAATGCTGGACGTCTGGCTCCTACCAAAGCAAGAGATGTAAAACGTGGTGATTTCTTGTGGAATAACTTCAACAAGGTTTACGAAGAAATTCTTGATATCCAACCAGCACCATTTGGTCGAGTTAGATTTTTAATTAAAGACCCAAGAAATCAGAAAGAATATTTCCGCTTCTTTGATCGTCGTTCTCCTATCCGTAACATGCGTCGCCTCGGTACTGGTGAAGTTTCTGAAGGATTTAGAGTTGCTCCAGAAGAGAATAAGGGTGATGGACCAAAGCGTGGTCGCGCTCTAAGACAACCACTAGAGCAAAGAGTTGAAGTAGTTGCTGGTCGTGCTGTAGGCGGATTTGCATACAAAGAAGGATTCTATAAAGATAAAAACGGAGTTGTTCTAAAGCCTGGCGACAAAGTTCGTCACGGAAACCCAAAAAAGAATGAAATGTACGGCGAAGGTGTAGTTCTTGTTCGTGCTGGAGACCAAATTGATGAAGCCAAAAAAGTTGGTGGAATTGGTCGTGGCGGAAAAGTTTATAAAGACTATGTTTGGGTACAGATTCCAGGCGAGGCTGGTCCACGTTTGTGGAAAGCAAGAATGATTATTAAACAGGAAGATAATGCGGGTCCTGCCCAAGAAGCTCCAGCAGTGGAAGAAATTGCAAACGATAGATTTGCAGTTCCTTTGATGGAGCCTCTAGGAAGAAAAGATAAGAGCAAGGAAAAAGATTTAGAAAATCAGATACGACGTGCCATTGATGCTGGAGACGAAATATCTTTTAACTACAATGGAAAAACTAGATATGTAAAGCCCGTTAAGGTCTGGGAAAATCCGCAAAACGGAAATATAAACATTACTGCTATTGAAAATGGAGAAATAAAGAACTTCACCGTCGGCAAAATGGACTACATAGCAGACCCTGAAGGCGCCGCGATAGAGCGTCCTGAAGCTGAACAATTTGTTCCACTCGGTGTTGTTTTTGAGTTAGACAATGAAAATATTAAAAATGGTTTAGAAGAAGTTCGCAAGGGAATTAAAAAACTCAACAAGGGTGGAAAAAATACTACCCTAAAGAACGCTGAAGCAGCCATTAATAACTTTGTGGAAAAACTTGATGTAAAAGATCATCGAGGAATGGATATCACAGAGTTAGATGCCTTACTACGTCGTCTTGGAAGAACAGATAGAGCTGATGACTTAATTGCTGCCGTTGAACAGTTAAAAAATATTGTGGAACCAGAAAAACAAAGACTTCAAATAGAATTTGAAAGAAAAATGTTTGATGAAATCAACAATCCTTTAGAGGCTGTTGTTGCTGACGCTAAAACAATCAATGCTGCTAATGTAAAAGAAGTTGTTGATGAAATTGCTAAGAGACTTCCAGATAATGCAAGAGACGGTGCTGGTTATAGGTTAGGTATTGCCCGTAGACACTTATTGCTATACGTAAAAAATATCAAAACTGACGATGATATTATTTATGCAGATATTAAAAGTCTTTCAGAAGCTATTGATTATTTAGAGGGAATGCCTGTAGATGTTTCTGATATTAAAAAACAACTAGAAGAACTTAAAAAATCTGTAAAGGGCTATGCTAAAAACAATAAGAAGCCTTTTGGTAAAGCAAATATGCCATTTATCGACCCTATTGCTCTTCAAGAGAAAAGAGTCGCTGACGGAGTAAACAAGTTTGATTTAGCGAATGCTCAAAACTTAAAAGCATTAGTTGCCGATGACCAGTTCTTTGTCGACAATTCTTTTGCTGCTCCATACAAAGATGATTTGCAAAACTTCTTTGCACAAGATGGTGAAGTACCACTAGCATCACTAAGCGTAGATGCTCGTCAAGCTCTTTCTCAAATTATTAGTTCAGAGATTAGAAATCTTGGTGCTGGTGGCGCTGAAGCCAAGAAGGTTCGTGCCAACGAATACGCAAGAATGGCAATAGGGCTTCACGAAGAAAAACTTGCTTTCAACCCTAATCGTGATGATTTAGGACCTGTAGGAGAACAATTAAAGGATATTGACTTTGCTGCAGTCTTCAATGCTGGTCAAAACCTTGGAAATGATAAACCGACAGATCTTGAAATTAATGGGCAACCTACTGGATTTAAAATTCAAAGAGTTGGCGATGGAATTAATGCTAACTACAACTATCGTTTGATTGATAAAGCAAGTGGTCAGATTTTCTATTTCAAGCGCGAGCGCACTTTAGATACTGCTGACTCCGAGTACGCATCTAATCAACTAGCACGCGCTCTAAAAATTTCAGGTGTTCCAGTAGTTGTCAAGCACAATAACGACGCTCAAGTTTTGATTATGACAAATGCTGGCGACTCTCTTGATTTTGAAAAAGATCCTAAAATTGCTGGAAATGCAGGTCAGGACTACTTAGACGTAGCAGCACGAGCAGCAATCGCTGATTTAATTGCTTTTGGAGTTCTTGATGCAGTTATCCTCAATACAGACCGACACACTCACAATTTCTTATTAGGTGGAATTGATAGAGGAAATGTTGATGGAAATGGTCGTGAAGAGATTCAAATTCTTCCAATTGACCATGGCTTTGCTCAACTATTCCAAAATAACTACAGAATTAATGACCCACTTGCTTATATGACTGGTGGAGATGGTCGTGATGGTGGGCGAATCAATAAGGCTTTTGCTAAAGATATTGGAGCTACAGCGTATAAAGAACTTATCGATATGACTGTCCTGCAAGCGATTCAAGCAATTGAACGCGGAGACTATCTATCGGACGTCAAACCAGCCAATAGGCAAGCAATTATCGATAGACTTCTCGTCCTCAAGGGTATCGATGTTGATAAGTGGAAATCAAACTTAGCGAAGAAATTATAAGGAGACAACGACATGGCAATAAACGTATATAGAGTCTACAACGTAAATAACGTTTTCTCTGAAGATGCTGCTCATTTGTTTTCTATAGTTACAACAGAGAATAGTGCTGCTTATGCAGTTCCACAGAATCCAGATATTACCGAGTTTGAAAGCTTTAATGATGAGAGAATAGAGTTTTTCTTGTCTCGTGAAGAACAACCGCCAACAACCCCAGAAGAGTGGGCGCTACTTGCTTCACAAAATATGTCAATGCTTGATGTAGTTCCTCTTACAGATGCTGTCTATGAAACATTAGAAGAAGCAATTGTTGAAGAAGGATATTCAGCAGAAGATGCTTGGTATTTTAGAAATCCAGATATTACTAAGGCTGTTACAGCAGCAGCTTCTGAGTCTTGCCCACCTGCGACTCAAGACATTGCTCTTAATCTAAAAAACCGTAAGAACGCTATTGATACTGCTATGTATGGTCCGCTAAATCCAGATGAGCCAAACGATGAATATTGGCAAGCACTGGCATCAGAGTGGAGCGTAGATGTACAAACTGCAAAGCAACAACGCTGCGGTAATTGCGCTGTCTTTGTAATCACATCATCAATGAAAAATTGCATATCTCAGGGGCTGACTGGAAAAAACCAGTCTGATGAGTTTGATGCAATAGACGAAGCTGGAGAACTTGGATACTGCGAAGCATTCGATTTCAAATGTGCGTCTGCTAGAACCTGCCGTGCATGGGTTTCGGGAGGTCCGATTGATGACTCTAAGGTAAAGGAGTAATTATGGCTTTTACACCAGATAAACCAGAAAACATTGAAGATTTGTATGCACTTATTGATACAGAATTTGATGAAGTAACAGTAATAATTTATGAATCAGATGAGGGCACTTTCTATAGACGCAATGGCGACTGGATGGAGCTATCTGACGAGGATGACCTATTTGATTTTGATGGTTTAATGGTCATATATGTTGACCCCGCCTTTATAGCCGTATATGACGAAGCCGAAGGTTCTAGCGAGGCTATCGGAATGGACGAGCTAAAAGAGTACGAGTCAAAGAAGTAAAAGAGACGGAGTTTAAGTTGCAATTTATAGGTCGCAGTGGGAATAACGCCTTATTTGTGCTTGAAAACAAGGCTGTAGTTGTCGATGAAAAAAGAAATTTAGTTTCATCCATTGATTACGCAGATGCTCTTATTGCCTCTTTTACTCCTGATGACAGTCAAGAGAACCCATCTTCTGTCACATACGAGTTAGCAACTGCTGCAATATCAGATTTAGATATAAAAATTTTTTCAAATAATGACCGTTTATACACAATTCCAAAATCAGTTCAAGCAGAAGCAAAACGTGCCTTAGAGTGGCGTAAAAAGCATGACCGTGGTGGTACATCTGTAGGTTTAAATACTGCTAGAACTCTTGCTCGTGGTGGTCAAATTGGTATTAGAAAAATTCGTCACATTGCTAAATATTTCCCACGTCATGAAGTAGATAAAAAAGGTAAAGGCTACGAGCCTTCAGAACCTGGATATCCTTCAAATGGACGCATCGCTTGGGCACTCTGGGGTGGAGATGCTGGAGAGCGTTGGGCCAGCGCAATAGTTGCTCGTGAAAATAAAAAGGCTCAGGCTAACTCAATTACTGCTTCATATAAATTTGTTATGTCTGACTATGAGTCCCCAGAAAAAGTAGAACTTAATTCTTTTATTGAGTCAGAGATGTTGCCAGAAGATATGGCTCCTCAATTCTTTATTCGTATTCGTTTAGATGGCACTGGAATTGATCGTTTATACAAAGTGAATCCAGACGGTTTAGTCTTTGTTTGGGACGACGCAATGTGGGAAGACCTTGGAAATATTAACTATGATTTCCATACTTACGATAAGAGTCTTGATGACCCGTACGACATGGTTGAGAAAATACATGTTCCTGTAGACACAGAAACTGCCATTATTGTTTCAGGAAACTTAGATTCTAATCCTATGAAATCAATTTCTATATCTCAAGTGAATCAAGAAGAGTCTCAAATATTTGTAGATGAGATGGATGGAATTGATTGGCAGTTAATTGATGAAATTTCTTACGACGACCATGTCTATGGTGAGTACGAAGAGTTTTCTGACTCCCCTATAACTGCAGCGACTGAACCTGTAACAAATCGAGATGGAAACTACACCCCAGAAGAGCGCTCTCAAAAAGCAAGTTCTCAGGTACGAGATGCTGTAGGTAAGTTTGCTAAATCTGGTGGAAGAGTTGTTATTGGAAAAAAGCAAGAGTACTCAGGGACAATTCAATCTATTAACCCTGCTACTCAAAGCGTAAAGGTTAAGTTAGATAACGGAAAATTTGTAGATGTACCAGCAAACACAACAGAACCAGCAGAAACCTTTAAACCACTTCCGCAAGAAAAGTCTTTGACATCTACTAAAGATATTACTAAAGGAATTCTAGGAGAACCTAGAGTTCCTATTGATTCGCCTTACGCTTCTCTCCCTGGAAAACTTCCTCAATTAAGTACTGCTCAAGTTCGCACAATTCTAAACGACCTTCCAGCATGGAGTGCAGATAAGAGAGCAGAGGCTGCTTCTTCTAGTGCTACACCAACAAAAACTCCTAATGCTTATAACGACCCAAGTTTAAGAAAATTCTTAGAGAAAAAAGTTATAGTAAACGGAGAAACTACATATCCGAATGCAGTTTGGTATCGACCAAATGTAGACCCTTCTTCAATAGAGAGTTATAAGCCAACTAAGGACTTAACTCCTTCTCCTGGATTAAAAGTTCCACCTGCTTTTCGACAACCTGTTAAAGGTCTTACATCTGCTGCCTCTGTAGAAGTAACTCCAGAAACTTCAGATGTTCCTCCAATTTACATGGCAATTGTTTCACCAGATGATCCTCAGGCTGTTATGGATTTAGTTTCTCTAATTCCAGAGAGCAAAGACTCTGTTGCAACTTCAACATGGAAGCGTAAGCCAGGGGCTTGGGTAAAAGATGAAGCAATTCTTTTTGATTTAAAAAGCCCTACTCCACCACCTGTTGTTGTATTAGATGATGACACTCTAGAGATAGTTTTAGACCAAATAGATTCAGCTGCTAAAACTGCATCTGCATACACTACAGATTTAATAATTTCTTCTTTAATTGCTGCTGGAGGAGTTGACCGAAATAGAGGTAACGCCGAGAACCTTCGTCGCTATTGGTTATATGGAAAAGGCGCAGCAAAAATTCGTTGGAACACCAAAGGTGATTGGACCCGCTGCGTTCGCCAACTTTCTAAATACATGGGTCCTCGAGCAAAAGGTTACTGCGCGTTGCGTCATAAAGAAGCAACTGGCATGTGGACTGGAGATAAGGAGCATCGTCAACTTTATGGAAAAAAAGGGATTAGAGCAGACGCGTTTAGCACAGATTTTATACTTCCTTCTGAGGCCATACTCGAAGCAACTTCTCTTAAAACAAGAGCAGCAAATGCAAGAAGCAGAGTTGTCTTAGCAGGAGCAGAAGTAGAAGAAACTAGAGGATCAGAGTTTGTTATTCCTTTAGTAATTCCAGAAGACATCGAATCTGGAGATGGTCGTAAATTTGAAAAAGGCGCCATCACTATGCGTGAACTTCCTCTTCCATTTTTGTGGCAAATTAAGACTGGAGAAGGACATTCTGGATCAGTTGTAATTGGAACAATTCTTTCAATGGAAAGAGTAGACCAAGGTATTGGAAATGCCAGAGGGTATTTTGATACTGGAGAGTACGGAAAAGAAGCGGAAAGACTAGTTCGTGGTGGCTTCATTCGTGGAGTCTCTGCTGATATGGACATGTTTGAAGCAGATGAAGAAGATGAAAATGCTGAAAATGACTCTAACAAAAAAGTTGGAGCAGGTAAAATGAAGATAACTAAGGCAAGAGTTATGGCTGTAACTCTCGTCCCTAAGCCCGCTTTTCAAGAATGTCGAGTAGAACTCGCAGACCAAAGCGGAGAAGAGCAGGAGGAAGAAGTGATCTCTGATGGAGTCTATGTCGAAGGATTAAATCCTCTCGACGCATCAGCGTTAGTGGCTTGTGGAATTGTGGCTGGAATGATTCCAGTTACTCCACCAAAAGATTGGTTTGATAATCCAAAATTAAAAAAACCAACTGCGCTAACTGTGACTGATGAAGGTCAGGTATATGGGCACATTGCTGCATGGCATGTAGACCATATCGGAATGTCTTACGGAACTCGTCCGCCACGGAGCAAGAGTAGTTATGCATACTTCCATACTGGTGCTGTACGTACTGAAGACGGAACAGATGTTCCAGTCGGACAATTAACTTTAGCTGGAGGACACGCTTCTCTTGAAGCCAGTGCTTCAGAAGCAGTTCGTCATTATGATGACACAGCGTCTGCAGTAGCAGACGTACATGCTGGAGAAGATGCTTACGGCATCTGGGTTTCAGGAGCACTTCGCCCTGGAACAACTCCAGAACAAATTCGTGCTTTACGTGCTTCTGCTCCGTCAGGAGATTGGAGACCAATTAAGGGTTCTCTAGAACTTGTGGCAATCTGTCAAGTAAATGTTCCTGGATTCCCTATTGCTCGTGCTCGTGTTGCATCAGGTCAAGTTATGGCTCTTGTTGCTGCTGGTGCAAGCGTTCTTGCTCAATTAAAGCATGACCCTCTAGCAGAACTAAATACTCGAATTGATAAACTAGAAGCACCACTAATTGCCGCTAGCAATAGTGCTAAAGATAGAATGAGAGCAATTACTGCTGCTATTAAAGCAGCTGAACTATCCAGTAGAGTAAATAAGATGAAGGAAGAGTCTTCTTCCTACATGCTTCAAACTCTTGATAACTCAGAAGCAGAGTTAGCAGTTATTACTCGTAAAAAACGTATGGAATTAGCAAAAGATAAAAAAGCACTTCCAGATGGCTCATTCCCTATTAGAAATGTCTCTGATTTAAAAAATGCTGTTCAAGCATATGGACGTGCTAAGCCAGGAAAGCGTGGCCTAGTTCGCCGTCATATTGTAAAGATGGCTCGTCAACTAGATCGTAAAGACTTAATTCCAGAAAACTGGAAAGAAGCATCTATAGAGGATGTAGACAGCATTGCTGCTAGTTTACGAGCAAGAATCTCTATTGTTGAATCAGTTGTTGCTGGTGCCGCTATGGTCAATAACGTTAAAGATGATGTTATTACCACACCTGATTTAACAAAAGAAGACCTAGAAGGTCTTACAGATGAAGAAACAGATATACTAAAAAAAGAAGTTAAGAGTAAGCAAGACGCGGAAGATTCCAGATCTAAATACACACCTAAAACCCAACCTCGTGATGCCACGGGGAAGTTTCGACAAGTGCTTGCTCGGTTGAAATTGAACTTAGGTGATGCTGGATCAGACGCTGTATTAAAAAAGATTCAGGAAGTTGACAATCTAGATAACACTGGTGACTATGCTGGAGCAGCCAAGGCTGCTGGCGATTTGCTAGATATTGTAGATAGATTAGATACAGGAGCGCTTAACGCTGAGGCTATAGGCAATGTTAGAGAGAGTGCTGGAGAGTTAGGCAAGGTTATTGCTAATCTGCCTTTTGCCTTCGGCGAGGATGCTCAAAAGATTCGATTTAGCGATGTACCCCCTGCCCTACAGGATCTTATGGAAAAGATGATTACTAGGGTTGAGGACAAAATTGGTAAAAAGGACGCGGATATTGCCACCCAGGAGATAAAGAGTTTTATTTCAGGCCAAGAGTTATATAGCCAGAGTGAGATATCTAGTCAAATGTCTAAGTTACTTAGGTTGCTTACCTGATGCATAAAAATAGTGTAAAAAAGAAAATCACACTATAAGAACTAATGTAGTATTCAGTATTAGGTGGAGTGCCTCCACGCATTTATTGCGTACGCGAGTCCCTCAGCCTCGACTGATCAGCGAGATGGGGAAAAGCCCTATCCTAACTGACCCTAAGGAGGGACAGTAGTGGACCAAATCAAACAAATGATGGATCAGTTGTCTGACATCACTGACGAACAAGTAAGTGAATTACAGGCATCTATTCTCAGCGAATTTGAATCGGTCGAGAAGGAGGATCCTACTGCGCAGACAGTTGACGCTATGACGTCACTTGCCGACATGCTCGATGGAGTTAGAAACGAAATCAAGCGTCGTGAAACAGCAACTGCAGAACTTGCTCAAAAAGCAGCAGAAGCAGCTAATCGCGTATACGGAAAAGAAGACGAAGACAAAGACATGGAAGCTAATGTAGTTGAAGATGCTGCAATGACAGAAGAGGCACCAGCCGCTCCTGCCGAAGAAGCACCAGCAACTGAAGAAGCACCTGTTTCTGAAACTCCTGCCCCAACCATGGAAGAGGAGAAGAAAATGGAAGAAGCAGCAGCAATGCCTGCTACTCCAGAAGTAGAAGATGAAAAATCTCCTGCTGACATGGAAGAAGACAAAAAGGAAAAGGAAAAGGATGAAACCATGACTGAAGCGTCAACCGAAGCAGATAAGAACTCTGAGTTCTCGACTGAAATTGTAGAAACAACTGAAGCAGCAGTAGCTGTGGAAGAAACAGTTGTTGCAGCTGCTGAAGAAGCACCAGCAACAACAACAGCAGAAGTGCCAGTAGTAGCAGAAGCAGCAGTTGTAGAAGAGGTAGCAGTATCGCAAGATGCTCCTGCAGCTGAAGCAGCAGTTGTTGTTACTGAAGGTGCTGAAGCAGCAATCATTGAAACACCAACACAAACAGAAACTGTGCAAGTAGCACAAGAAATTATGGAGGCACCCGTGA